ATCATTCTCGTCGTAAATCTCAACCATACAGGTTTTGATGAAGTAGTCTAGAATATCAATCTCGTTATCAAACTGTTGCATGTTATCGATAATATCTGCGCTAGGATAACGCATGATGATACCAATGTCATCATTAACTTTAATGTTGTTGCTAACTTGTTTTGTTTGAGTTACCTCAACTTCATCTAAGTTGACCTCAAACTTATAAGGCATATTATCGTCTTCATCTGTGATGTTGATGTCAGCCATGTTGTTAACAGATTTCGATCTTAACTTCAAGAACACATATTCTAGATCGGTGATTGTAAACCTATTAACGTTTACATTTTCAGTAACCATGCAGTTGTTTACAATCTGCTTGATCGCTTTCACGACCTCCCGTTCATCTGTTGATTGCTGCGCCATCAAAAGAATCTTTTCTTCTTTGACGAGAAAGGGCCTGAACTCGACAAGATTGTTAAAAGAAGGAATAACGATTTCAAATACTGGTGTTTGGATTTTTGGTAGTGACATTATTTAAGTCCTCATACTATGGAAGTTTTTGTGTTTTGTATAACATCTTGTCTAAAATCAAATGGATTTTTGATATTTTTTAAGTCTTCGAATGTGTTGACGTCTTTTCCTAAAGTAGTTACAGATGGTATAGCTTTGGTCTTTCCGTTTTCTGCAAAACTATAGTCAAACGCATTACCTTCTACAGCTTCCATTGTCATATGAGTAAACTGTAGACTGATTTGGTATCTCATAACATCATTAGATTCTGTCCATGATAGATCCATATCTGTTGTTGCTATAGGATATGCATCGAACAACGTAACCTTTATCTGTTTTGTGTTTGTATAATCATAGACGTATATTTGTAGTTGGGGGCAAATATAATCGTCTTTATATGTCAGTTCATATGGGGAATTTCTACCGTTGCTAGCATACATTCCTTTTGATACATCGTAATTTACAATAGAGTTTGTCCAAGCATTAAAGAACCCAACCACACTAGACTTTTTGTCTACGATAAACTTCAATGATACGGCATTAAACACTGGCAAGTACGGACGTCTTTCAGTTTGTCCATGTCCATATCTGTTTACGTTTGTTGTAAAGAAATTAACGCCTGGAATTGACGCGCTATCACAACGCATCGTCAAGAAGTCTGTGGTGTAATATGCGCTTAACGTCTTTGGTCTAGTTACCACAACCAAAAAACGATTTTGCGGTAGGACGCCATTCCTTTCAATCTCGCTTCTAAAATTACTTATGTTAAAAGAAGTGGACTGTAACTGAGGTGGTTGTGCGCCAGCGACGGTAATAGTTTGCACACCATCAGTAGTAACATTAGGACTTGTTCTAGATTTCGGCGTCTCTTCATTAGAAGATTTTGCTTCAGGTTCCCATTTCTCGGTCTGAGGATTGTAATGACTTGTTTCGCCTAGATAGAATCTATCTGCGTCTTTTCTTGACTCATTTGAGAAATTTTTTGCTCGCTCAAGATTTGCTAATTCTTCGTCTGATGGACGCATTACCCTCTAACCTTCTTCTTGCTATCAGCCCAAACTTGAGACTTGGTCGCCTTTTCAAATCGCTCAGTCGGCAAGAACAACGCAATGTCCCACTCCGAAGGATAGATGTACATGAATTTGGACCTAACATGATTTGACAGATAACGCTTGACACACGGAGAAAAGTATTTCAGGTCTGCCACTTTTGTCAGCAGTTCATAATTCATCTTCAGCTTTGTTGATTCGTCATAACGCGTGTTGTTAGCATATTCATACAGACCATCCATTAGTTTCGCTCTAAGTTGAGGAGGAAGATAATGAAGATTCAATCCTAAGAATCCTCCTTCAGCTTTCTTAAACGGAAACACAAGAGGGAACTTGTCATAGTAAGGAAGTGTTGCTTTATGCTTTGGGTCATAATAGAACATATACATCTGACCAACCAAAGGTTGGCGTTGTCTGAGACGATCTACATCCCCCATCATTAACTCACGTTCATTGATACGACCAATCTTGCCCGCAGTCTCACGAAACCAATTACGCGCTGCTTGAGTCCGCGCAGGAATCTGCCCAGAGCGAACACCCTTAGTAATGATTTCGTCAAATACAGTTGCCATTATCGAGCTAATCCTAATTCTATTTCGGTTACGATTTCAAATTTCCAATTACGGTCTTTGCAGTAGTTACTACATGCCGCCCACTTAGCGCTATTTATTCCCCAAGTTTGAACTTCAGTAATGTACTTACGAGTTGCTTTTGTTTGAACTTTAGGTGGAGCACATTGCGCCTTTGGTTTAATTTCAACTACAACAGTTTCAATCAATCCTTCAGGCGTTTTCTTTTTAATAACAAAATCAGGAAAATATCTATGTATCTTATTATCAATAGGAGATCTATAAGGAATAGCTAACTCTTCACTTGACCAACTGATGACACTTGGTCTGCTGTCAAGCCAACTCATGAACTTTAGTTCCCAACCAGAGCGATAAACAATATTGCTCGGATCGCCGAGATACTTCTCAGGATGAAATGGTTTGAACTTGCCTTTGTGTGTTTTGTATGCCATGCATTATTTATATAAATAAAAGAAACTCTTGTTAAGGTATCATATGGCAAGCCTATTTAAGAAGCTAATCAATCCACTTGAAAAAATGGCCAAGAACGAATTGAACAGTCTTATCAATAAAGCTGAGAATGCTTTGCTTGGTGCTGTGAGCGACAGTCTTGGTAGGCTTGGTTTGAGTTCAAAGAGCAAAAGCAAAATCCTTGCCAGCCTTGGCGATTCTATTCTTGCGGGTATTGCTAGCGAATTCTTTGGTGGTTTCAGTGGTGAAGTAAATCGTATTAGCAAGAGACAAATCGTACAGAACTCAGGCTTCACTGGTGCTGGTGGCGGAGATGCTAATACTGATAAGTTAAGCGCAGCAAATGCACCAGGATCAAGTTCAATAGTATCTGATCATGTCTTTCCTGCTGACCTTGATACCTATTATGTTTCGTTTCAGTTTAGAAAATATGAAAGACCAACACCATCATCGCCTGTTAAACCTTTTCCTGGCTCATCTATTGCATTACCATTACCAAGAACGCTCGTTGATAATCATGAGGTAGGATACTCAACTACATCAGGCGGAATGGGTGCTGCTATGCTAGACGGATTCTTTGATCCCAAGGCATCTTTTGCTGGGCAGGGAATTGCTGGTCTGGCTTATGGTGCTGAATATTTTGCGGGCAAGGTAGAAGATATTGTAGGAGACGGATTCAAGGCTGTACTACAACAACAGTTAGGAGCAAGAACAAATCCTAATATGTCAGTTACGTTTGATGCTCCTAAATTAAGATCTCATAAATTTTCATGGACCTTTGCTCCTAACAATCAAAATGAAAGCGATACCATTAGAGATATTATTAGAACCTTTAAGGCGAATGCACTTCCTAACTTTTTGTCTGATGGTGTCACTGCTGTATTAACATATCCTCAAATGTGTCAGGTGGTTCTTTATCCTTGGGCTTCAACTAATTGGTCTTCAGAAAGCGGATATGACGATTCTTATTTGTATGTATTCAAAACCTGTATGATTGAGAGCGTGTCAGTTGATTATGCTCCTGATGCTTTAGTGTTCTTTAATACAGACGCAAGACAAAAAGCTCCAGGGTTTATTAAACTTGATATTAGTTTGATTGAGGTAGAATATTTTACAGCACAAGACTTTGGTAAGAAACCTATGAGCCAATCCGAGATGACAAATATTGTAGCTAATAAAATTTCAACTGCAGCACAGTACGATCCAACGGGTACACTTACAAAATTATATTCTACCAATCTTGATGAAGCTCAAAATAATGCTAATACTGCTATACAAGAACCATAAGGGAAAAATATTTAGATGTCAAAATACTTCGATCGTTTCCCAGTTATAACTTATGATGGCCAGCCAGTGAAAAATATTTTGGCAAGGTCAAAATTTTCTGAGAATACAAAGAATGACGCGACAAGTTTCATTCCTCATAAGATAGAAGACTCTATGTCAAGAGCAGATCTTATTGCTAATGCATATTACGAAGATCCTAATTACGATTGGCTATATTATTACTCTAATGAAACAGTAGATCCATATCACGATGTCTTTAAAGAAGATGATCAACTGAAAAATATTATTGTAGCAAAGTATAAGACATTAGAAAGAGCAAGAGATCTCATTTTATTCTATAGGAATAACTGGACCGCCGAAGAAGCTAATATTACTACGTATGTATATGAGAATCTAGAGTCTAATCTTAAGAAATATTATGAACCCGTGCTAGACTACTTTAATAATGTAGTAGCGTATAAGAGGAAAGAGAATGACTGGACAGTTTCTACTAATAAGGTGAGAATAATTACTGTGGAAACCGTTCCAGAAATAATGCATTTAAATGAATGTTATCTGCAGTATAAGGATGGTGCGTACGTGGCAAAAGCGATACTGACGAATTATGACAGAGATGCGCAGACGATGACGTTCAAATGCATCAAGGGAGACTTTGTGGCGACTGCTGGCAATTACGTCTTTAGCAAGTATGGCAGTGCTGAGACTGCTGTGGTCGCAACTGTCAGCAATCCATGTCCTGTTGACAACATCCCAGACTCTGAAGGTTCGTATTGGGAGCCAGTATCCGCATATGATTACGAGGCTGAATTGAACGAAGCCAAACGCAATGTAGTACTACTGAGAAGCAGTCTAAGATCAGACGCTGATGCACAGTTAACTAAGCTAATGAGAACCTAATGACAGTATCATTGAATCCAGGTGAAGTAGACATCAAGCGATTTGAGCTGATCCATAATAGTGGCAATAAGATCAGCCTCATGGGATTAGTGGTACAGCTAGACATCTATGAGAGTATCAAGTCTCCAGCTATAACGGCTACTATGTTAGTTGTGGATACGATTGGTATGGCTGATAATCTATTACTAGCATATAGTGATGTGGAGATTGAATACATCTCTTATGCAGGTCCAGGTGCGTCTGTTCCTTCATTGTTCAAGTTCAAGATTACATCTATCAATAATGCAGAGAAGTCGGACAGTGGCAAGTTCAAGGCTTATACTGTTAACATGGTAAGCAAGGCACTGATTGTTTCGTCTAGCATTAGTTTAACTGAGAACTTTGTTGACATGACGCATGATCAGATGATTGGTATTCTGTATGGTTATTTGGGTACTGATAAGAAGCTGGACAGGGAGTCGACCAAGGGTATTGACACTGTTAATGTCTCTATGTTAAAGCCATTCGAAGCTATTGACAAGATCAGACGTAGAGCAATATCCAGGAGTCATGCATCATCGTCTTATTGCTTCTATGAGAATAGACTCAAGTATGTCTTTGCTACTATAGAGAACATCATTGCTGAAGGTAAGAAAGATCCATCAGTTGCTTCTGGTGATAGGAACTTCTTTTTGAACACAGTTGGCAAGCAGACGTTTGCTGATTCTGATTGGAGAACCATTATTGGATTTGAGCATGCCAAGATGGAAAATCTATTACAGATGATTGGAAGCGGTGGACTCAAGAATACTTCTTGGTCATTCAATATTGCTACAGGCGAATTTAGCAAGTCATCGTTCGATAAGAAAGGTAATGATGGCGACTTCACAGCATCATCCGAAGCCTTCAATCTATTACAGACAGTAGCTGACGAGTTAGGCAATCCAAATAACCTAGACAGTTCTGGCTCTGTTACCTTTATACCTATTGCTAATGATAGGGAGATTGATCGAGTTGAGAAGAACAGCTACCTGAAAGCATACACCATGAAGCTGTTAAGTAATATGATGAACATTCATATCCACGGCGATTCTGCATTGGGTGCTGGATCTGTTATCAATATCGACTTCCCCATTATCAGTGATTCATCTAAGCAGAAGCACAACAAGTTGCTGTCTGGTAATTACTTGATCACCCAGATACGGCATATCATTATCCCTACAGGCAAGCCAACATACTCTCAGGCATGTGAGATATTACGTACAGGATTTGTCGGGGATTAACCAAAAAAAGAGGAGCCGAAGCTCCTCTGTGGTGTTATGTTCCTGTTGTTAACGAGCTGGATCGATTTGGTAGACTTCCAACTTCTTGGTAATGAAGTCGGCAGCGTCGTAATCTGACTGAGGATCTTTTTCGTAGTCCAAGATGTCATAATGAGACTTAGCAAAAGACTCTGCTTCTTGGTAGCTATCAAAGGTGTGATAGACTGTGCGCCCATATGCGGTGGAAGATGCGATTTGATAAGCCATGATCTATTCTCCTTGAGATTGGGCTAGCTGTCCAACATCGCCGACGATGACAAGACCATTTTCGTTAACGACGGTATTGCGTGTGTTATGTGCGAGTTCGTCCATAATAACCCGAAGAGCGTTACGACCAAAAAGGGTGTTTGTGCTTACGGTCGCGATATGAAGGCTACCGCAAGACAGAACATGGGAGTTGGTATCTGCATCAAAAGAAAGAGTGTAGGTGGTCATAACTTGTATCCCTGTTGTTAGAAGGTTTAATAGACCAATGCGTCCTAGTCCTTGATCATTCTGGCCTGAACACCCACTTCGAGAAGCCTTCTTCCACGGAGTAGACTTTCTTCTCGAAACCCAAGGGCCAGATCATCACCTTTGCGCAGTACATGCGCTGCCAGCCCCTTTCGGCTGCTTCCTCGGGGAAGCCCATAGCCATCAGACCCTCCTTCGTGTAGCGGGGGTCTGGCGGGGTCAGTACGGCGTCTTCGCCCATCTTGTAGGTGTTGACGCGACCGCTGAGCATGCACTTGATGGCGACCCTGTCTCCCGCCTTCAAAGCAGCGATTTCGTCAAAGGTCATCTTGAACAGCTTGGTCATTTTATTTCTCATCCGATTTGGGGAAAATACCCCCAGGGGCAACGCCCCCTGTGTAGGAGGAATCCCCCCTACAAGAATCATATTAACATATCACAAGAAAGAAGTCAAATGTTATTTTTACAAAAGTTAATTATTCTTTCCAGGGCTTGCTACCATCATATGGATGAAACCATATAGAACCATCACTCATGAAGAGACGTTCTCCAGGAATAGCAAAATAGCGAGAACCACACGACTCAATGAACTTGATGTATGTTGTCATGCTGCTTCGTCTTCCATAATACCATCACGGTCTGCCTCTGACCAACACTCAGAACAAATCAGTCCTTGATCCTCACAAGCTCCACATGGCGGGTTAATATGACAAGAGCAGTTTTCAACAGGAGCCAATAACATGGTACCAGTGCAACCATGTCGAGGACAAGGTCCGTCGTATTCACATTCTAGTGTCATTTACAACCATCCTGCCGATAAACAATTCCTTCGAACTTGCATACTGATCACATCACCACCCAGAAAGTAAACTCGCCAAGTCTGGTCATACTCATGAGTAGCAAGTACATTGGTAGCATTTAAATGGTGCAATGGTTGCAAAGTAGACGGTTGATTGATCCACATTCTTTCCATCATTACGTATCTTCCGAATATAGGGCGGCGTAAGCTTCTCGCCACTCCCGTACCTTGATTCCGTCAAGCGTTTCGGCTTCTGGGTCGTGCAATGGGTGTAGATGCACCACGCAATCCGCAAAGGGTTTCAGTGCCTCCCGCATACGCACATTTTCAGTCTTTAGTCGCACATTTTCACGTTTAATAATTTCTACCTGTGTTTGAAGCCGATCAACTGTGTTTTGAAGTTGTTTATAATATGAATCACGAATCGGTCCTGTATTCATTTCTCACTCTCCTTTGGTAATAGTGTGTTGCTGATAACGTATGATACCTTCGCTACAAACCTAATAGCATCTTTTGTATCACAACCATCCTCAGCCCAAGCTTCGTAATACTCGGTGGCGTCTGTCTCTAGGGTTTCCATGACCGCATGCAGCCGATCAAGCTCAGTTGCTAGTGCAAAGGCAAGGTTGCTGCTCGACCCAAGTTTACTCTTCAAGTCTTCAACTTGAGCATTCGACTTAGCAAGACAGTCTGTGAGATGCTGGATCTTTTCTTTCATATCCGACTTTTCAATCTCATGTGTTACCCAGAATTCTGAACAATCTTGACATTCGATAGTATGAACATCTTTCCCACATGTACTACACCATGGTTGTTCACTCATGTTATGTTCTCCTTGGGCTGTAGGGCGGCGTAGTAGGTCTTAGCTTCACTGGGAAAATCCCCGCCGTTGCTGTTTTCATCCATAAGAAACTTCGAGTATGTGCGACCGTCATCAAAGTGAGCGGTCATAACAACCGATTTGTTTAGAAGGTCGTAAACAAATTTTGGAAGTTCGCGAGGGACTGGAATAGTGTCAATGGTGCGGTCACTGAAGGCGATGATTTTCATCCCTCCCCCTCCTTGGGCTGTAGGTTACGGCGAGTTGTCTCCCAAAGGAGCATTCTAGCGACAAGAACTCGATCTAACGTAGAATGGTTCATCACTTATCCTCCTTCGGCTGTAAGGTTCCACAGGTTTCGGAATGAAGGGCTGCTGAGGTCTGAGAACGCTGCCAGTTATCGTAAAGGCTCAAGGGCTGGCGCGGTCCTGCATCTTCGAAGCCTTCTTGATATGCGCCTATTACAAGCATCTTCAGTCGCTCGTTCTCAGCGGTCAACTGCTCGATCTCGACCTCTAGATCGGGGATTTTCCATGCTTGGGCGATTAGGTGGGCATCGGCCAGTGATGCAATGTGGTCTGCGTTTGTTCGGTCGGAGTAAAATACACAGGCTATGCTAAGTCCATCAGCTCCGACCATGTGTCCATATGCATCTACGCGACTACGCCCACCTGAAACTTGCCAAGGTCCTGGTGTGTGTTTAAGCTTGCTCATTGGTTGTCCTCTTTGGACTATTAGCGCCTTCAGTCGCTCAATCTCAGCTTGTCGGCTTGACAATTCAATTATCATTTGGGCCATTGAGCGGGTCTGTGATAAAGTTGTATCTTCGGCGGAGGTAAGTCGAGCCTGAAGCCAATCTATTGTTTGTTGCTGGTTCATCACTTATCCTCCTTGGGTTGTAGGGCGGCGCGGATGATTTGGCTCGCTTCAATACTGCTATTGTTTAACCGATCTACGTCATCCATGCCGTAATTGCTTAGGTTAATCTCAATCAAGGTTTCATCGGCAGTTTGCAGCGCCTCCCGCAGCCGCTCGTTCTCAGCGGTAAGGCTCACAATTTTGGCTTCTACATGCTCTTCATAAGACATATCGATCTCTTGTTCCATTATCTATTCCTTTCTGTGGGGGATGGAGTGTATATGTCGGGATCGGCAATACGACGTAGACGTTCAGCTACGCTCTCCATCGCTTCAAAACATGTAAACCCAAACTCACGGGCATGTTCTATTTCTTCTTCAATGACCCGTGCAATGTTCAGCT